GGTTCCAAGGTGCGATTTTTCTGTACGAGTTTCCTCTAAAACCTTTATAGAAACCTACTTAAAACAAATCTTGCGTAACTTTTTAGACACAATGAAATATCCATCTTTAGTAACAAAGAAAATCAGCGAGCTTTCACCAGCAAAATACAATCCTAGAACCATCACTTCGGATGCGTTGGGTAGGCTCACAAAATCTTTAAGCGAACTTGGAAATCTTCAACCGATAACTTGGAACGCCAAGACCGGAAACATAGTTGGAGGCCATCAAAGGCTAAAGTGCTATTTGGCACTTGGGAAAGACGAGATCGATGTGTGGGCAGTTTGGTTAGATGAAACGCAAGAGAAGGCGGCCAACCTTGCCCTCAACAAATTGAGTGGTGAATTTGATATGCCCCAACTCAAAGACATCCTAGAAGAACTAGATGCAGGGGAGATCGACATAGACATTACCGGGTTCAGCTTGGATGAGATTGGGAAGATGATGGAAGCGACTAGCCCAGAGGATGAGAAGGGTGAGGATGGTGAGAAATGCTTGGCGTGTGGGAAGCCTCTGTGAGAAATGATACGACAAAAAGAGCTATGCGAGAAGTGGGGGCTAGTGAAGAGCGAAATCTCAAAGCTAGTAAAAAGAGGTATGCCCCTTACAAGCGTAGCCGATGCAGAGCGTTGGAAAATAGCCAATCAAAAGAAGCCAAGCAGGGCGAGGCCGATCTTGTCAGCATCAACGAGCTTATCAGAGACATCAGAAAACTCGGATGCCGAGTCGATCAAATTGGAAAATCCGCTTGGACGATTACACCGAGCGAGGAGAGCCGAGGTAGTTGCCTACTCATTAGTTCAGAGAGCAACCAACGAAAGAAACCCAGTCGCTATGAGGGCGGCAGTTCAAGGATGGGGCGAAGCAAAAAAGCGAGTCGCAGAAGCAGAAATGGAACACGCTCGATGGGAAGAGGTGAACAGAGTTACGATTCGAATGGACGAGGTGCGAGAAGTGTTCGGCAAATGGCTAGGAGCAATTAGAAACCTAATGGACGCTATGCCTTCGAGCTTGGCGGCCAGAGCAAACCCCAGCGACCCAGAGTGTGCAAAGAGAGCTATCCAAGAGGGCATCGATCAAATCTTTGTCACAATCCAGAAAGCAGAAGGAGCATTCAAATGAACGAGTGCTTCATTGTTTTGCTAGTAGCAATCGCAATCCTTGGTATAGTGCTTCCATTCCTTGATCGATGAAACGCTCTCCACTTAAACGCAAAACCCCTCTAAAACGAGGGGGCAAACTACGCCGAGTATCTGCAAAGAGAAAAGGCCAGAACGAAGTCTATAAAGATGTGCGAGAGAAGTTTCTAACCAACAATCCAGTCTGCCAAGTGTGCCGATGCAAGATGGCAAGCCAAGTTCACCATAGGCGAGGAAGGTTCGGGGATAGGCTAAATGAGGTTGAGTTTTTCTTGGCGGTGTGCTTTGAGTGCCATCATCAAATCCATATGAACCCAGCTTGGGCATACGCAAAAGATTATCTGGTTAAGAGATGAACCCATTAGTCGAACCAGACATAAAGACGGAATACAACATCATTTCTCTTGGTGCTGGGGTTCAGTCTAGTTGCCTAGCCTTGATGTGTGCGAAGGGGGAAATCTCCCCTATGCCAGACTTTGCTATTTTCTCTGATACGCAAGACGAACCAGAAAGCGTCTATAAATGGCTAGAGCAGTTAAAGGCATTGTTGCCATACCCGGTTTATATAGTAACGGCTGGGAGTCTTTCAAAAGAATCATTAAAAATGAGGGTGACAAAAGATGGCCGCAAGTTCAGCAGAACGAACATTCCATTCTTTACCAAAAGTGCCAAGGGCAAGCTGGGTAAAATCGTGTTTAGGTCTTGCACGGCAGACTTCAAAATCAAGCCGATTATGAAAGAGGCTAGGGCTAGGTGCAAAATTAAGAGGGGGCAAAAACATATTTCAGTAACTCAATACATCGGCATTTCTTGGGACGAGTGGCATCGATGCAAGCCCTCTAGGGACGCTTGGGCACAAAGCCGTTGGCCTTTGATTGAAAAGCGAATGACTAGGCAAAGTTGCTTGGAATGGATGGAAAGGAACGGATACCCCAAACCACCAAGATCATCGTGTGTTTATTGCCCCTTTCATTCAAACAAGGAATGGAAGCGACTGAAACAAGAAGAACCAGAGGCATTTGAGCGAGCCGTGCAATTCGAAAAGGATATGCAACTTGCAAAAAAGAATAGTGAGAATTTTGACTCCACGCCATTTCTCCACAAGTCTTGCACTCCTATTGAGCAAGTAGATTTTAGGGACGATTTCGATAAGGGGCAGATGGATATTTTTGGTGGCGATCATCCTCATTGTGAAGAAGGGATGTGTGGGGTATGAACCAGATTGATGAGGCCAAGAACTTTGCTCGCCTTTTGTTTGAGCCAAGGGAACAACTCTCAATCCCAGAATGGGCAGAGAAAAACTTAACGCTTTCCGCAAGAGTAACGAACATACCCGGAGCGTATTCAACAACGCTCACGCCCTATGTCCGTGAACCGCTAGAGGCTTTTGGCGATGATTCAATTCGTAGGGTGGTGCTGGTATGGGGGGCACAAACAAGCAAGACCACAACGATTCTAGCTGGCCTAGCGTACCGAATAGCGGAGCGACCTTGCCCCGCCTTGTGGGTGATGCCGAGCGAACATTTAGCCAGATCATTCACGGAAACTAGGTGGTTGCCAATGATTGACGATTGCCCGGCCCTAGCCAAAGAAAAGCCAGACAACACCGACAAAATAAAAATCCTAGAACAACACTTCAAACGATGCTCGGTGTGGTGGGCTGGTACTAGCCCCTCTGCTCTTTCTAGTCGCTCGATTGCCTTGCTATGTATGGACGAGGTGGACAAGTTCCCAGAGCAAGCGGGGTCGGGGCGAGAGGCGAACCCAGTTCAATTAGCAGAGGCACGAGTCAGCACCTACCCAAACCATCTTATAATAGCAACCAGCACCCCCACAACTGCCGACTCAATCATTTGGAGTGAGTGGCAGAAGGGCGATATGCGTTTCTACTTCGTTCCTTGTCCTCATTGTGGGCATAAGCAGAAGCTGGTTTGGGGGCAAGTGAAGTGGGACGAGTCGGCCAAGATCGAGGATGGGGTTTATGATTTTAAGCTAGTGAAATCTTCCGCCTATTATGAGTGTGAAGAATGCAAGGGAAAGATTACAGACGGACAGAAAACCAAGATGCTTCGAGAAGGCGAGTGGAGGGCAACCAATCTAAAGGGTGAACCAGCCAGACGCTCCTATCATCTCAACGGCCTATATGCCCCTTGGGTTAGCTTCGGGAGTTTGGCGGTCAAGTTTTTGCAAGATAAGCACAATGGAATCATTGGCCTACAAGACTTCGTGAACCGAGTCCTAGCCGAGCCTTGGATGGAACACGAATCAGAGAAGATGGAAATCGTGGCGGGTGACTACAAGATGGGTGAAGTTCGGATGGGCGAGAAACTCATTATGGCTTGCGACATCCAAGAGGCGGGGGGTTTCCACGCTTGGTGCGTTGTGAGGGCTTGGGATTTAGAGGGTAAGTCAAGGCTAGTGTGGGCGGGGCGGTTGGAAACTTGGGGAGACATCCAAGCCAAGGCAGAAGAGTTTGGCGTAGAACATAAATGCGTTTTCTGCGATTCGGGCGACCAAACTAGAGATGTTTATTTGAATTGTTGTAAGAATGGTTGGATGGCCTTGGTCGGTTCAGACCGAGCCAGCTTCTCCGAAATTGTAGATGATCGAAAGCTCCAACGCCCCTACGCTAGAATCGCCAATGGCGACCCCTTCAGCGGTAAGGCGGTGCAATCCAAGGCAGGGTGGAAGTGGAAGTTCTGCCCAGTTTGGCGATGGTCGAACCCATCCATCAAAGACATCCTATCCAACCTATTAAAAGAACCCGGCTACATAGCCTTGGATACCCCCGATGTTTGGCGAGTTCATATCGAAGCAGAGGTGAAGGTCAGAGTGAAAAACCCTATGACTGGAAGGGAAAGGCTTGTTTGGAAGCAGATAGGGAAGAATAATCATTTGTTGGATTGCGAGTGTATGGCAATCGTAGGTGCGGCCTTATATGGTCGATTGAAAGTCTCCCCCGCAAGTTTGACAGAAAGTGAGTTTGATAATGGCGAAGGGTGATTTCATTGGGCTACCCCTTGCCACCTTAACCTCCTTGCGTGATAAGTATGTTACTTGTCTTGAGGCGATTGCGGTGGCGGGTTCAAGCTATTCGATAGCTGGTCGTTCGTTTTCAAGAGCGAATCTCGGTGAGGTAAGAGATACGATTGCGGAATTGACCCTAGCCATTCAGTCTGCTAATGGTACTCGTATCCGCACAACTTACACAAAGTTCTCGTGAAAAAAGCTCAACTAAATTTAATCGATAAAGCCGTTGCTTTTCTGAACCCGCAAGGGGCAGTTAATCGGATGATTGCACGACAAAAGCTCGTCAACTTCTCTTACGATGCAGTTAAATATACAAGGGAGCGAAAAGGGCCGAGTGCCCTTTCTGGTGCGGAAGATTATCACTCTAATTATGACCGAGTAGAATTGATGAAGAGGGCGAGGGACTTGGCAGAGAATGTTGGCCTTGTTCGCTCAATCCTAATGAAGTTCGCCAGCCATACCGCCGCAAACATTTCCTACCAAGCCAGAACCGAGAACCCCGAAGTCAATACCGAGGTCGAGGCATATTGGGCAGAGTGGTGGGACAAGTGCGATCTAACCACAAGGCATACTGGCTCAACGCTTATGCAAGTGGCGATGATGTCGATGCTACGAGACGGCGATTTTTTGATAGTCCTCGTGAGAGACAAGGATGGCAATCTAAAGATTCAAGGCATTGAGGCAGATAGGTTGGGAGACCCATTCAAGGTTTATACGAGCCTAGATTTGATTGGTGGAATCCATATTGATCGAGATACTGGTGCTCCAAGTGCCTACGATATTTATAATCGAAGCATCGGGGATTTCTATACTTACCAGACAACCATCCCCTCAAGCCAAGCGTTTCACTTGTTCGACCCGCTCCGCATTGACCAGTACCGAGGAATCTCCGCTTTCCATACCGCAATCAATGATGCACAAGACATATACGATATAATTAATTTCGAGAAGATGGCCGCAAAGAACGCAAGCTCACAAGCTGGCATCGTGAAGAGGAATAACAACAATGCCTCCGATCTCTCCTCGCTGACAAACGATGAAGACCTCAATGGCAACACGATTAAGCTAGAGGCGATTGAGTCTGGAAAAATCTCTTACCTAGAACCCGGTGAGGACATCGTGTTCCCAGATGGGCCGAGCCGTCCATCTGGTGCTTTTGCCGAGTTCCATAAGATTCTGTTGAGGAACATTTGCCTTGGGCTTGGCATTCCTTACAGCTTCGCCGTAGACCCTTCCGCTATGTCTGGCCCGACTGCCCGACTAGAAATGCAACAAGCAGGGCGAACCTTCCGAAGATACCAGAAGCTACTAGATGATAAAGTGCTTCGCCCGATTAAGAACATCGTGATTGCAGACGCAGTTGCAAGGGGATTGATTGAAGAAAATGTTGGGACAAGGACAACTAGGGGCATATTCAATTTTGGGGCGAATGTCTCCATAGACTTATCTAGAGATAGCCAGTCTGCGATCTCGGAATTTAAGAGTGGCTTGCGGACAGCGGCAGATATTTATAGTGAGCGAGGCCAAGACTTTGAAAGTGCTATGAGACAGAGGGCTATTGAGGCCAAGCTAGTGAAGGACTTGGCAGAGAAGTATGGAGTAGCACCAGAGACGATTTCCGATATTGTTACGCCTACGCCTCCTCCACCGCAACTACCTCCCGCCCCTGCACCCAAACCAGTTGCATCCACAAAGGACGAACCAGAGGAGGGCGACGATGAGGGTGGCGATCAGAAGCCAATTCCATTAGACCCGATTGACCCATCCTCCGAGGAGTTAGAGGTTAAAAAAAAAGATACTGAAGAGGCGTTAGCCAAGCTCGACCCGGCATCCATAAAGATGCTAATCGCTGGAATGATGGGCGGGATTGAGTTGGGTAGATACGATGGGATTGATTTTACACCACCACAAGGAGCTAGGGAGGCCGCTAAACGAGCCTTGGATGTAAGAGAGACAAAACCAGCCAGCCAACGAGGAATGACCCCGGTAGGCATCGCTAGGGCGAGGGATTTACAAAATGGGGTTAAGATGTCGCCCGACACGGTTCGTAGAATGAAAGCCTTTTTCGATAGGCACGAAGTGGACAAGAAAGGTGCAAGTTGGGACGAGCAGGGAAAAGGATGGCAAGCGTGGAATGGATGGGGTGGCGATGCTGGTTATGCTTGGGCAAGGAAAGTAGTTAAGCAGATGGAGGCTAGGGACAACAAAGAATTAGCAGAACCAGAGGCTTGCCCAATAGCAACTCAAGATATTAGGGTAAACCTAAAGAACCGACAGACAGCGGTGAATGTCGCAAACTACGGCCCAAGCAATCCCGGTCAGCCTAACGACCTATATTGGAAAGCCAAAGCAGACGAGTTCCAAGGGGATGTGGCTACAGCCAAAACAATGCGATGCGGAAATTGTGCGGCCTTTAGCCAAACAAGCAAAATTCTTGGATGTATCAAAAAAGGAATTGGAAGAGATGCGAACGAGGTTGCTCAAGCTGGCGACCTTGGATATTGCGAGATTTTTGATTTTAAGTGTGCCGCCAAAAGAACTTGCGATGCGTGGATTTCTGGCGGGCCAATTAAAGATAAAGCCAAGTAATTGACAAAAGGGATTAACCTTATGCCCCTACCCCTACCTTCCGCAGACGAATCCGAACAAGACTTTGTATCCCGCTTTATGGGAGACGAAGAGGCAGTATCCAAGTTTCCAGATGAAACACAAAGGGCGGCAGTTGCCTATTCGACCTATCGGGACGAGGAGATGGAAGAAATGGAGCTAGGTGGGGTGAGTATTTTGGAGGTGGGAGAGGCTAAAGGACACGACCTTTTCGTTGATAAGACCAGCCTAGAAACCGCCCTCAAACTTATGAGCAACGCCAAGAATGGCGTGAAGGTTAAGATGAACCACGGAAGCGGATTGGACGCAGTTGTCGGCTTTGCCCGCAACCCCCGCATCGATGGAGATAAGCTGGTTGCCGACCTCCGTTTGCTCCGCAACTCCCCCCACTACGGATTGATTAAAGAGATGGCATCCGAAGCCCCCGACCAGTTTGGGGTTTCATTGGCTTTTGTGAATGAATCCGAGACGATTGACGGCAAGGATTACATTCGACCCCAGAGCATCGCCTCTGCTGATTTAGTTTCCAGCCCAGCCGCCACGAATGGATTATTCGAGGAGATGGTGAAGTTTATGGAAAAACTCGGTTATGTGCAGGGAGGCAAGACCATCCCAGCCGTAGCCAAAGAAGCCGTGGAGGAAGCTCCACTTGACAAAAAGGACAAAACAAATATGGAAAACAATTATATGAAAGATATTGAGGACATCAAAGTCCGACTAGGGGCTATCGAGGCCGCTATGAAACCCAAAGAGGAAATGAAGAAAGAGGAGATGGCCGAGGACAAGAAGCCCTCCGAGACTCCTACTCCCGAAATCTCTGTTGAGGTTGAACCCTCCGAAGATAAAAAGGAAGAGATGAGCGAAGTCGTGAAGAAAGTTCTCACCGAGTTCGGCATTAAGCCCATCCCCGCCTCCCCTTCAATCGAAGTTCCTTCCGAGAAAAAGGAAGAACCCAAAACTTTTGAAGCTCTCGTGGCCGCCCATAGCGACTACGGAACAAGCAAGCTCAAGGCGATGAAAGCCGTGATGCTGTCCAACCCCAAAGAATACAGCGAGGCATTGTCTCGCGGTATCACTAAACTCTAATAAAAGGATAATACTAAAATGGCTACAAACATTGATGGTGGTGCAGTTCGCACCTTTAACTTCGCCTCTGCGATTTCGGCTTACCGATTCGTTGAGATTCACACGGACGGCACGGCTCGTGCGGCTGTTTCTGGCTCTGCTCGTTGCATTGGTTCTACCATTGCTGATTGTGCGGCCGGTGACAACCAAGCAGTCAAACTGTTTTACCCAACCTTCTTTGCAACTTCCGAGTACGGAATCACCGCTGGCAACCTCGTTGCTACGACTGGTTCTGGCCTTGTGACCACAGCGGCGGCCAATGTCGGCGTTGTTGGAGTTGCTCTCGAAACTGCTCTTGCTGATGCAGTCATCGAGGTTGCAGTTCCTTTAACCCAGTAATTTAACCAACCCAGAAAGAATATAAAAAATGAGTTACATTAGCGGCGGTTCAACAATTCGTGCCGACATCAACCAAGCGTTGATCGAAGCTCCTCAAGCCGATGTGGGCTTGATCGGTTCGCAACTCCTACCATTGCAGAATGTAGATGCAAAGAGTGGAACATATCTTAAAGTTCAACTTGCTGGTGCAGAGTTGCTCTCCAACAATGCAACGGCTCGTGATGCTGGTTCAGCATACAGCCGAGGGATTCGTTCCTTCAGTTCTGCAAATTATAGCACGGACGAATACGGCTTGGAAGAGTTGCTAGACGATTCATCCGTCAAGGACTTAAATCGTTTCTTCTCCTACGAGAGCGAAACTGCCAAGTTCTTGCTCCGTCAGTTGAAGTTGTCCCACGAGAAGCGGGTTTCTGATCTTCTCTGGGCTAGCTCGACTCCCTTCACCATCGCCGATCAAACTCGTGCAGTTGCCTACACCCAAGCGTTAGTGGCAACAGTCGATGTAGCTCGTGATGTGGCGACCGCCAAGCTGGCTCTTCAGCAGTATGGTTATGAGCCGAATTGCGTTGCAATGTCTGCCAATGTGTTTGAGTTGATTCGTCGCTCCACCCTCCTCCAGAACCAGTTCTTCGGAGTTATCTCCAATACTGGTGCTAGGTTGTTGAGCGAAGCTGAAATTGCGGCGGCTCTGGGAGTTCAGAATCTCCTCGTAGGCCGTGCGGCTTACAACACCGCTGGCAAGAACAAAACCTATTCTGGTTCGTTCGTTGTTCCAGACACCAAGATCATCGTAGGTCAGATTGCTGGTGGTGAGTTCACCGCTGGTGGAATCGGACGCACCTTGGTCTGGTCGGGTGACTCGGCTGGTGGTTTCGTCTCTGAAAGCTATCGTGACGAAGCTCGCCGTAGTCAAGTGTTGCGTGTGCGTATGAACACCGATGAGGTCGTGATTGACCCCAATGCGGCGGTTCGTATCACCACCAACTTCGCCTAAAGATTGTTGGTTGTTTCCTCTGAAGAAGGGGGAGTGGGTGAATAACCTGCTCCCCCTTTTTCTTTTAATTGACATCCCTTAATAACTAGAAATCCTAGTCTAAATGAAATATCCTATTTCCCTTTACCTAATCGCTGGAAATGAAGAAGCCCACATCAAGCGAGTTATTGAATCTTTTAAGCCCATCGCAGAAGAAATTATTGTATGTATGGCTAGGGGGTCAGCTACGCCAGACAAGACAGAGGAGATCGCCCTTTCGCTTGGGGCTAAAGTCATTCATTACAAGAATAAGAAAACTGATTGGCCTCACATAGACGATTTTGCTTCTGCTAGAAACACAGCCCTAGATGCTTGTAAGAACGAGTGGTCTATTTGGGTAGATGCCGATGATGTAATGGCAGAGGGTGGGGAGAAGGTTTTGCAAGAGGGGTTGGAACAAGCAGAAAAAGTGGGGGCTGAAATTGTTTGCTTTCGTTATCTAGTTGAGAATGCCGGATTAAATCCTATTCGAGAGATGGCCTTGCGTAAGGGATGCGGTAGGTGGAGGAACAGAGTTCACGAAGCCCTTGAGCCAAACGACAGAAATAAGCTATTGGCTATTGATAAGGTATTTAGGATTCATCGACCGATTACAAGCAAGGCAGATTCGGCAGATAGAAACCATCGCATCCTAGCAGACGAGCTAACCTCTACCCCATTCAATCTTTACTACCAGCACCAAGAGTTTTTCTTGCGGGGGCAAGTAGATAAAGCGATTGAAGTAGGGGAAAGAGCCTTGGCATTCCCAGACCTAGATGAGACTCTTAAATATGAGCTTCTATGTAACCTTGGTAGATGCTCACCCAACGAGAAGCGGTTTAGATATTTGGGGGAAGCGATTGGGGTTAATCCTATCCGCAGGGAGGCTTACTTTTATTTGATGGCAGAGTATTCCGCAAGGGGGGATTGGGCAAAGGCTTGGCATTCTGGAAGGGCTTGTATGGCTATGCCCAAGCCAAATCTTCACTACTGGAATCAAGTTCACGCAGTCTACGATTGGCAAGCCCTCGATGGATACCGAATGGCCTCTATCTGCTACGGCCAAAAAGAGGAAGTAGCCAAGCTGGTGAATATGTATCCCAAGCCAAAGATAAGCATTGTCCACGCTACGAGAGGCCGCCCCCAGTTAGCCTTTCAGCGTAAGATGCAATGGCTTGCTTTAGCCAAAGAACCCCTAGCAATTGAGTGGTTGTTTATGGTTGATGAGGATGAGAAGGTGGATTACACCCCGCACGAAGGCAAAAGGGTTAATCCGGGTGGAATCATCAATGCTTGGAACGAGGGGGCAAAGATGGCAAAAAGCGAGGTTATTGTGCAAATGAGCGATGATTGGAGTCCGCCGAGATACTGGGATGCCCTAATTTTGAGCAGAATCGACAACCTAGAGGCTGAGAGGGTGCTGGCGGTATCAGATGGCCTCCGAACCGACAAACTGCTTTGTATGGCTATCCTAACGCAAAAGAGGCTACGGAAGCAGGGGGGCTATATGTTCCACCCAAGCTACCAAGATTCAGACGGCATATACTCCGACAACGAGTTCACGGATAGAGCCTACCAAGACGATTGCGTAATTGAAGCTAGGGACTTGGTATTTAGGCACGAAAACCCTATGTTTGCAGGGGGCAATCCAGACGAGCAGTTAAAGAATCACAACAAGCCAGAGTTTTACGAGAAAGGAAAAGCCATCTATGAAAAACGCAAGGCAAACAACTGGGCTTAAAATATGCAAGAAGTAACGATTAACGATTCATTTGGGAAAGCCCTTGCAAAATATAGTGAGGGATTAGATGTTGGACTAGAAATTGGGGGAGGAACTGGGGATGGTTCAACTCAATGTATCAGGACGAAAAGGCTATTCAGCATTGAGAACCACCCAGACCGCATTGGTAGGCACTCAATGAATCTGTCCGCAAGGGGTGGAGTTTCGGTCAAGGGAACGGCAACCCTTCCTAAGCTCTGGATGAACCAACTAGATGTAGCAGAATTTTACGGAACAAATAAAACAAATCTTAATCAATATCCACTAGATCAAGTTATTGGCTGGTATCACGAATGCGTTGAATCTGCCGAACCTTACAGCACCAACGCAATCGAGGACATCCACTTTGAGCATAATGTAGATTTTAACTTTGTTCTGATTGATGGCTCACCCTTTTCTGGTGAGGCCGAACTTCGTTGCGTAAGGCCATTCCTAGCAGAGAAGGCAATCATCGCCTTGGACGATGTGAACGACATTAAGAACTTGGCGAACTACAACAAGCTCAAGGGATTTTCTAAACTGCTATGGGAAGATTTGGCGGTGAGGAATGGTGCGGCCATCTTCCAATTATGCTAACCATTTTTACCATCGTTCTTAATGGAATGCCTTTTATTGAAAAGCATCTAGCAGAGTTTCAAAAGCTAAAAATTCCTTGGAGGTGGAGGATTGTAGAGGGAGTTAGCGAGCCAGTTGGATGTACCCGGTGGTGCAAGCAAGTACCCGACAAATGGCATAAGGATTACAAGAGCATAGACGGAACACACGAATATCTTGAGAGCATCCAAGGCGGGAATGTGGTTGTTTATTCGCAAGGCAAGCCCTTCAACGGAAAGTTAGAGATGATTCAGCAAGCCTTGCTCGGCGTGGATGATGGCGTTGTTATGGAGGTGGATGCTGATGAGATGTGGCGAGCAGAACAGATCGAGGGGATTTACGAATGCCTCAAGGGGGCAGAGGAAGGGGCAACGATGCAGTTCCATTGTAACTTCTTTGTGGGAGAAAATAAGCGAGTGGTTACTAGGGAGGGCTATGGCTCAAACTGGTATGAGTGGATGAGGGCTTGGAAGTGGGGAAAGAATGTTTGCTTCACAAGTCACGAACCGCCCCGCCTAAACATCCAGTCTCGCCTAGTCCCTAGGGGAGTGACTGAAACTTGGGGGCTAGTATTCAACCATTATGCCTACGCAATCCAGAAACAAGTTGAGTTTAAGGAAGATTTTTATGGCTACAAGGGGCTGGTGGATGGGTGGAAGGAATTGCAAAAGACAGTCGGCCCAGTTCGATTGAGTGAATACTTCCCCCACCTACACGATAAGAGCGTAGCCGATGACTGCTAAAACAATCAAATACTCCCAGAGGCTAGGAGACATCATCCGTTGCCTCCCGGCTTGCAAGTATTTAGCAGACCAAGGCCACGAGGTATTCTTTGATTGCTTACCCCAATACCACGGCATCTTCGAGATGGTTTCTTATGTGAAGGTTGGGAACAAGGGCGATGTTATAGACCTTGAAATTTGGCCTAACAAATACCAAGAATATCGCTTCTCTGGAAAGACCTGGACAGAGTTTGTGTATGCCCACCCAGATATTAACAAGGCAGACCCCAAGGATATTCTGTTTGATAGGCTGGACGATGCCCCAGCCAAAGGATTGCCAGAAACCTATAATATGGTTGCTCCCTTTGGAATAAGCCAAGGGCATAAAAGAGACCCCCTGCAAATCATCGTTGAGGCAAGGAAGAAGTGCGGTAGTGACAACTTCTTTGTTTTATGCCAAGAGGGTACTGAGATTAAGGGATTGCAAACTTACACAGCCCCAAGCATACCAGAATTGGCTAGGGCAATAAGAGGGGCTAATGAGTTTTGGTCAATAGATAGTGGGCAAATGGCAATCGCCGCTGGGGTTAGAAAGGAAAGCAAGGTTGTGTATTTCCCACAAACCATAGAGCCATTCGATAAGGACAATATCTTTATCTGGGATAGCGTAGAGATAAATTGACATAAGGGGTGGGTTTATGGCGGGGACAATCGACACCACCTATTTCTCAACCGATCTTACAAATATGATCGGAGACCTATATACAGTTGTCACCGGGCTTGGTTCTTCTGCTGTATCTGCATCTGTTACCGACTTAACGATTGCACAAGAGCTAGATGTGGGTGGAGAGATTTTAAGAGTTACGCAAAGTATGGTTGTCCCGGCATCAGCTATTTCATCTCCCATAACGATTGGGGCTTATGTAACAGTAGGGACGGCAGAGAGGATGATTGCTGGGTATCAACAAAGTGCAGACGGCGTTAGCTACACAATCGATATAGCTGACCCAACGACCTAATGATCTCAATCGAGCGTCAGATTGAGAATGGGCTGGCAACAGCCTTGGCGGATATTTCTGGCGTTAATATCTACAAGAGCGATACCGAAGGCCAACGATTGCTTCCCAGCCTAGTAATTCAAGCCTCTATTGGGTCAGAAGAAATCATACCTTACTCTGGCGTATTTCGTTGCCCAGCCACAATCACCTATGCAACAAGGGCAGACACAACCACCCGAACAGATTTTGATGCCAAGTTTCAAGATATCTTACAAGTGATGTATCAAGAGCCTAATCTAGCTAGTGTTCTAACCACGGCCACTCTCAAGGTATTTTTGGCTAATGTGATATCAGAATCGCCAGACATTAGGTCAGAGAATAGGACTTGGGCAAAAACCATCTTCCTAGACATTTCCTGCACAAGTATATGATTAGCCCCCAGTTCAAGATAGAGGATGCCTTGGCGAGCCTATTAACGCCAATTTCGGGGCTTAATGTGTGTGTAGCGAATAGAAGGGGGTTAAGGCTATTCCCATACGCAACGATTAAAGCCTCTATCGGTGGGCAACAAATCATCCCCTATTCTGGGGTATATGAGATTAGCGTAGAACTCAATTATTCAGATTCAGCCACACGGACTACCCAAGCCATATTCGATGACAATTATTACAGCATCTTTTCGACACTATATAGCAACAACAACACATTGAAGGAAAAAGTCCAAGACAAGGTAACTGATTTGAAGATATTTATGGGCAGAATCACAAGTCAAGCCCCAACAATACGAGCCGATAAAAGGGCTTGGCAGAGGGGGCTTACTCTTTCATTTATAGTAACCCCAGACCCAACGGCTGATGGAACGAGAAATTATGACTTCTCGGACTTCTTAAACAGCTTCTATCTCGGCACGATTTAACAAGGAGATTGAAATATGGCACTATCCATTTTAGACGGCAACCAGTCGGCAACCACGCTTTCTACCATTGTAACTAGCGGGCAACACATCCCAGCCCATACGGTTGTTAGCCTTGGAAGCAACGCCATCTCTAATATCGCAACCGCAATTAGCGGGAGTACGGTATGTGTTGGCAATCTTGGCCTCTTGCAATCTACTGTTGCAACAGAGGGGATTTCTGCATCTGGTAATTTTATTAAAATTGGTGGGCATACTGGGACATCTACAACTGGAAATATAGTTCACGTTTCTTCTGTTGGGGCGTTGCGTGTCGATGGTTCTGCCTATACACAGCCAGTATCTATTGCGTCAGTTACAATCGGGAACACAGTTACAATCGCTGGTACAGTCACAGCCAACCCAACTGGGACACAGACGATTGCAGGGACGGTGACGGCAGTATTATCAGGGTCATCCTATGTGGAAATAGCCGGTGGGATACAAAATTGGGTAGAGGATTACGCTTCTTTCCCTATCTCTGGCACGGTAACCGCAAATCTTTCTAGCGTTCGCAGTCTTGGGGAGAGCGGGAATAGCGGAGGAGTTTTAGTTTATGGTTCTGATTCGAGTGGAAGTTGCTACCCAATCCCATTAACTGCCAATGGCTCATTACAGGTGCTTGGAACAGTCGCCATTGATTCTGCTCTACCATCTGGCACAAATCGCATTGGAGTGGTGACGATTGGTGGTGGCACAGTTACCATCGGAGCAGGGACGGCCCAGATCGGTTCTGTAACAGCCTCAATCTCTAACAGCGTAGTCACATTCTATCCGCTCCAAGGCACGACTGTAACTAATAGCAATTTCACCAGCACCACAGCCTCTACCACGCTTGTCTCGGCAGTTTCGAGAAGGGAGTGTCTGACGGTGTTTAACGAAGGTGCTGGGAATCTTCACATCTCTCCGGGTGCAACTTGTACGACCGTGGCCTATCAAGTTCGCCTATCGGCTGGCGATTATTGGGAATGCCCGCAGGGGCAACTTTCCCTCGCACATACCGCAGTATTCGCCACAGCTGGCACGGCTAGAGTGACAGAAGTTAGCTAGGGAGTAGGCTATGCCTCTCACGAAAAACCCAAGCGACATAGACAGCTTTATTTTTGCCTCTGGGCGAATGAAAATGTATCGGGCTGGGTTGGCTGGTTCTTATACAAAAACTATTGGCACGGGCGGGGTAGCCACGCTTGCAAATACTGGAGGTTTTCATCTGAATTTGAACGCTGGCTCTTCGGCAAGCGGAACTTCTAAAATTGGTTACTTCGACCCTACTGCGGCACTAATGACGGCAAGTGCTGGCAAGATTGACTACTCAAAGAGAATCAGATTTTCAATGGGTGGTATGATGTATTTGGCCAGCACAAACTCTGTTATCAGAATGGTATTTGGTGGAACTGGAAATGCTACTGACGCTCCATTGGCGGGAGTTAATGGTCTTACGATCAAAGGATTTGGAGTCGAATTTGCTCTGCAATCTAGTATTATCCAAGCAAGGCTAATAGGATATAATGCCTCATATCTAACGCCGACATCATACACAACGCTAACAAATGGCTTTGGGCTTGCCGCATCTGATAATAGGTTTTTTGGCGTTGTGATTGAGTCTGATGGAGCAGGGAATATAAATCTCTACGGAGCAGATTCATCCATAAATCCAAATATAAATATTGGGCAAGTTCCGCTTTTAACTCTTACTGGTGGCCCGACTAACGACACAAGCACAAATAGATTCGGCCCAGAAATTCATTGTTCAAACTCCTCCTCTTCTCCAACGGCAAGCCCCTCTGCAATCCTCCAATCAACTCATTGGTTATTGGATGTACAGTAATGAAGCTGTTGTTGGTTGCTTTGTTCTTTTGCTCTTGCTCTCCACGGCACAAGGACAACAACGCCCTGCCACGATATAGCGATATGGGTGCGGCTGAAGATGCGGGGAAGGTGAAATGAATGAGTGCTACGGATGATAAGGATACTCCTAGTTGGCGGGACTTTATGGCAAGCCTCAAGTTCTTGGAGGCAGAGGGATACATAGAGATATTTTATAACGACAAGGGCGAGCAGATGGTTCGGATTGCCCCCGGTGCGGAGCGAGCTACGCTATGAGTGCAGATCAAGTTGCAGAACTTCAAGAGCGTTTATCTACTGTCCGAGAGGCTATCGCAAGAATAGAAGAAAGACAGCAAAATATAATCTCGGTTTTAGAGCGTCACACTAGCGAACTTGCTCAATGGACAAATAAAATCAACACCAAGGTAGATACCCTAGAAAGGGACGCTCACACCATCAAAACAAAGCTATGGCTAGTTGCTCTAGTGTCTGGGGCTGTATTCTCTACAATCTGGGAGCTAATAAAGGTGCGGGTGTTCCCACGATAATTTGACACAAAGGAATATCAAATGGCCGCTACAAGTATAGGACTTTCTTCCGTTGCCTTTGGACTCGCCGCTGAAACTGGCGTTGTTATTCAGAGCTTCTCACTTACAAACACATCAGAGACAACTGAAGTATCAAAGCACAATGGCACTCATTCTGCTGTTGCGTTTTCTGCTTTCAAAAGGAATGTTAGTCTTTCTGGTAATTGTAGCGGTGCTGTTGCCTCCTCTGGAATTGGTGGTGCTCTTGCCCTAACTGGCAACACAACCGCAGTATCTAGTGGAACTTACTATGTGACGGATGTTTCTTTCTCACAAGCCGCCGATGGCTTTAATAGCTTTGACCTATCAGCAACCTCATACGAGGGATTAAATACATAATATGGCCGCTACAATCATCGGAAATAGCACAGACCTCGCCTTCGGGATTGCCTCCGCACAGACCGGGATGGTGATTCAATCCATCTCATCCTCTGCCTCGGCTGATGCGGTTGAGCTAAAGAATAAGGGTGGGGATGTAACGGCAGTAGTGTTCCGCAACAAGAAAGTCACCTACTCAGTAGAGGGTGCATATACGACCTTTAGCGGTAGCGTTGGGGCAACGATCACAGTATCCAACGGAAGCAACTACGATCTCTCTGGTGCGGCCTATATTACTGAAACCGCCAGAAATCGTAGTGCAGACAACTTTGAGACGGTATCCTTTACGGCAGTTCGATACGATGGTATAAGTTAGTTTTAACCTAGAAATCCTTATGCAAGAAAAAATCCTCTATACTCGAAACATCAAACTAGCCTCGGTTCTCGCCACTTTTGGCATTCCATTCAGAGAGAAAGAACCAATGGCAGTCATTGAGGACGCAGACGACAATAACCGCAGGAGCGTCACATTCTTCTTTAGCGATCTACCCAATGGTCTTGGTGGCAAGATTGTTGATATGTGGGAAAAGGGCTGGTCAGCAATCACGAATTACGATGACCCCATAGCCTATTGCAGAGCCGTGCTAGAAAATAGAGAGCGTCTTTTGGATGCTATGAACAACGCAACCCCCCTAGTTAAAAAGCAGTTTGGCAAAGCTACCTTGCTGGTTAGCAAGAACGCATCCCCAGAACTGCGAAAGAAACTGAGTAAATACCTATGAACCTAGACCTACAAAAAGATGAGGAGATTCTAAACAAGGCACTCGATAAATCCTTTGTCATAAACGAGAGAATGTTTAAGGGCAACAAGGTTGGGAAGTTCACCCTTGGCACACGAATTGTGATGAACCAGATTCGTGAGGAGGCAGATACAACAGAGTTCTTTATTTGGTCTAGTTTATATTGCCTAACTCACCCAAGATCGGAGCTAGTGAAATTGGCTTGGGACAAGGCCAAGTTTAGAGAGGCGGTTCTAAATTGGTCTGACGAGTTTAATGAGGCTGATTTTATTGAGGGAGTGAAGATTGTTGATGAAATTTTCTCTGAAATTGCAGAGGCTCGTGTGCAGACAAATGGGGGTAGCGACTCCCCAAAATAGTACAGCCAGCCGGGATTGCTTCGTCCGTCTGGCTATTCGCAAAGGAGTTTGGGTGGACAGCAGAACAAGTATTGTGGGAGATGGCAGAGGTGCAACTTGTTCAGCTAGAACACGCTATGCTTGTCAATCGTGGAATTGATGTCAGAAGGCACAACTCTAATGCAGTAAATATAATTGATGATATTCTTGACGAAAAATGATAGATATGCCTGTATCTATAAATAATCTTCTTGCTTTAGAATGGAAAACTTGGGCGGCCAAAAACAACCCAACAGACGCAATTCCAGTCAGTTTGTTTGCTTTTAGCGATCAAGTAACTACAAACAACAGAACGCTTTGGGACGGATTGCCGGGTACTTATGCGTTTCCATCTTCTGCAAGCACTATGGGAATCGCCAGCACGGTTACGGCTGATTCTGGTGGAATTATAGCAATTAGTGGTGTTGATTCAAGCTGGAATCCAATATCTGAAAATGTGACGCTATCTACATCCCCAGTATCCACAACTAATTCCTACTATCGAATCAATGGTATGTCGATGATTGTTCCCGCAGTTGGACAAGTGCATAATGATGGAACTATTACAGCCAAGGGCGGGGCAACAACTTACGCCCAAATCAACCCAAGCATCGGAGCTATGCAAGCTGGATTCTATTCAGTACCAAGCGGATATAGCCTTTATATTTATGCCGTTGATTGTTACAGCGGAGATATCGCCTCAAACAGCAAATATGCAACATTCAATGTGCAAGTTACAAATCACAATGCTGTAAGACCAATGACATTTGACCTATTGCAAAGCACATTTTCTAGTTCATTTAATGTTACTAGAATCATTCCACAAGTAAGAACCCAGAAATCAGATATTGAGTGGCAGTTTAAGGTTAGCCAAGGAACTCAATCTGTAAGCCTAATTGTGCAAGCGTATTTAATGATAAATAATTAGGTTATGGCACTTACATCCTTTCGGCTAGATACCAAGGATTTCAATAGAACTATCGATAAGTATATTGAATTGCGTAATGCTGATTTTCTAACAGAAGTTAATAGGCGAGCCGCCAACATTATTATGAAGGCGATGCAATACACAAAAAGAACAAACCCAGAAAGAGTGGTTAGGGAGCTTGGTGCAATTCAACAAGTCAGAAGGCTAAAGGGCGGTACTGGCAGAGAGACAAAGGCCAAAAGAAATCGTGACTTCTATAAGGGAACACCGGCAGGGTTTAAGATATTTAATTGGAGAAGGAAATTTAGGCCACAAAGCTTGCCCCCTAAATTGCGAGGTAGCGGATTGGGTGGCAAGAAAATGGGAGAAAAGTATGATAGTTTTGTAAAATCGGCAAGGCGTTCTTGTGCTTATATTGTCGCTGGTTGGTTGCCGGCCTTGAAAAGATACAAAGACCAAGGCATAAAAAATGCAAAGTCTGATATTAAGAAAGTTCCAAGCCCAAAGACAACCGCTGGGAAAGGATATGCTATGCCAGCACAAAGAGCGGGTGACTTTATCAAAACTATATTTGCAAACACGGCTAATGCGGTTGATAAGATTGGTGTTGCCCCCCTTCGACTTGCCTTTCGGCTAGAAGAGCAAGATATGAAAACATATATAGAACGCAAGGAACAAGAGAGGCTTAACAAGCTCAAGAGATAATATGGCCTTTAAGCTAGAGGGAGAGGTAGTAATTGACGGACGCAAGGGAACAACTGCGTTAAAAGACCTTCAGCGGGAGGCCAACAAGACATCTGATACTTTTCGTAGGGCTGGCGGGAATACTGAACGACTAGGGAAAAGCCTATTGTCCCTCGGCCTTAATGCTGGCAAGGCTGGCTCATCTCTTGGCTCATTGGCTCGCTTGGGTGCTGGTGGATTGTTTGGGGCGGCTGTCCTTGGCTCGATCAATAAGTTCGGAGAAACAGTCAAGCAAGCCTCAACCGACTACTATCAATCCCAGAAAGCCTTGTCAGATGCCTTTGAGATGTCGTTTAAGAGTACAAGCGTAGAGCAAGCACAAGCTGGGCTAGAAAAGACAGAGGATACGATTGAGTCTTTAAGAAGCAAGATCACACAACTCGGAGCCTTTGGCGGGATATTGAAGGGCATTGAAAAGTTCACCGGGATAAACATTGGAGTTGGGGATACCGAGAGAGCATTGAAGCAAGCCCAAGACCAGCTTTTAGTGCAAGAAGAAATTGTTAAGCTGAAACAAAAAGAAGCAGACGAAATTAAAAAAATCGAAAAGCAAAGCAGATCAGCAATAAACATTTCAAAGCAAGCACAAGAAACTCTAAAATTTGTTAATGAGACAGAGGGTGGCAGACAGATACTTGTAGACTTGGCCAAAGAGGAACTAAAACAAGCAGTTGCTTTAAGGGATGAAAATATAAAGATTCTCGACACGCTTATTGCATCAAATCGTGAGGGAAACAATAAAGAACAAATCAACGCACGAAACATAAGATCAGCCGAACTAGAGCTTCAAATATACAAAGCTCAAAACAATGTTATTAGATCACAGCGATCAGAGAGGGCGGCAGATGCAAAGATGGCACAAGAAGCTGGTGGGGGTCTATTGGGTGCAAGTAGGGCAGGACAACAAGCCCTAGATGTGGCAAGGAAAGTAAGGGCTAGAGAGGTCAAGAAAGAAGATTTTAGAACTCAAGATCAAGTGTTTGAGAGGATGAAAACAGAGGAAAACGCAAAAAGAAAGGCACAAGGATTGCCACCAGCAACAGCCCAGAATATGCGTGAACAAGTGGCCGCACAACAAGCCGCAGGGGAGATGCCCCTGCTATCTGAAAAGTTTGCATCTATGCGAGGCGGGACACCCGCAAGTCAAGTCGCCGCAGAAAAAGCAAAAGAAGGTGGTGGGTTGGATACGCAAAAAGCATTACTAGACGCAATCAAGGCGTTGGCTGACAAACTGCCAGCCGCAGTAGCAAAGTAATAAATATATGGCCGCAACAATTCTCTCAAACATATCCTCATTCGATTACGAGCCAGACATCATAACAGACAATGGCCGGGATGGTATTTCATCTTTCCAATTCTCTGTTGTTGGCTCGTTCTCTGCACTCAATTCCAACTTCTCTTTAGATCAAGATGTAAGTGGCGTTCCAGACCAGCCTCCGGGGAGCTTCCGTGTTGTGCGTAGGAATATGTCTCATATTGCGGGAGACACAGCAAATGGCCTATATAGATTACAAGTATCGGCAGAGGGAGGAACTGGCGATAATTCGCTTTATATTCTAGAGACAAGCTATCAATATCAGAAGGAGATTGTTACTGGATTTGTGCGGCTTCCAGCCCTAGATGCGGCATTCAGCTATACTTGCGAATGGCTATCTCCAACAGCAACAATCACAACGAATAGCCAAACAGAAGATGTTACGGCAGTTCAAGATAGAGTAAAAACGATTGTAGGAAGTTTGCCAGTTCAAATTATTAGGAATAAGCCAACGGAGGTTGCATTTGTTGGCACGGTTCAATATCCTGTTTTTGGGGCTGGAATAGATGAGAATGTAATCAACATTATTGGTTCTTCAGTTGAGACGGCTGGTGGATTATTCCGAGTGCGAGCTTCTGCTACCAAGGGGCAGATACAATGAGGGCTGGGACTGGAAGCTCTTTTTCTAAAGTTCCAGTCTTGGCTGATAATGGCCTAATTACAAAGACCTATCTCCACGATCTAGAGGCCGCAGTATTGCAAAGAACCCCCATAGCTGGTGCGAATATAGATATTAAGGTAACCGATGGAAGTTATGTTATATCCGCAACAGCGGGGGCATTAGTTGGGGGCGGCGGTGTGGCGGGGTTTAGGGAGATAACCCTTACTGTATGCTCTAATGGAACGCCAGCCACAATCACGGTTCTGGGCAAGTAATTGACAAGGGCATAGTCTAAAGTGAACTCTCAAGAGCTATTTCTGGATGTTGCAAGTGGTCGGTTTTTGGATGGACAAAGCACTATTCCAATTAGCAAGCCAACAATATTTTCTGATGAGCAGAGGAATATAAAAATCAATGTTCTTCAAATAAGTAAAAATATTGTTAGTTCCAAACAACCTGCCGATGATAGTTCTTTTAGGGCTAGACTTGGAACTACGACATTAAAATTGGCAGATGGTCAAGCTGTCAGCACACAGCCAATCAGCACGATTAGAGCCACAGCAACCATAGTAACATCGCCAGCATCTAGAACAGTTGGTTCGGCTAGAATATTTACATATACACCAGTAACCGCTAATATCATTTCTTCCATAGCAACCTTTCCAATCGTTACTGGTGTATTTAGATTAAATGTTGATTATATTACCCCAGTCACAGCAAGCATTACGGCGGGATTTGCGATACCTACGCCAACCATCATTACTCGACCTCTTCAATATGTGGATTCTAGTATTGCGGCTAGTTATGAATTGTCGGATAATTCAATAAGAGTTAATCCAGACCTAGCACAACAACTAAACACAACAACAACAGCCACATTTACTTCGTCTATTTTGTCTGGTGAGGTTGTGGATATAGATATTGTAAATAGGGGTAGGGGCTATCCAAATGGAACTTATGACTTAAATATTTCTCCATCCATAACAACTGGGGCGAGCTTTACTGCAACAATATCCGCAGGAGTAGTCACAACAATATCAATTGTTACTGGTGGATTTGGTTATTCAAACGGCCCATTTGATTTAGTATTTAGTGCAACTACTGGAACTATTGCGGCGGCAACTGCGTCAGCCGTAAGTGGCTCAATCAATCAAATAACTATTACTAATGGCGGGAGCGGATACTCAACTGCACCAAGCGTAACTCTTGCCGCACCAACAGCCGGAACTGCGATTGCAACAGTTGTTGCAAGTGGTGGATTTATTCAGTCACTAACAATAACAAGTGGGGGATTTGGATATACAAATGCCCCAACTGTAACTCTTTTTCAGCCTACTAAATCATTGGTTGGTCTTACTAATCAAATTGTAGATTTGGGTTGCAAGGGAGTTAATACAAACACGGTTTCACTTGAATTTAGCGACCCAGATGGAGGCCAGACTCCACCTACATCCAAAAGACCAGTTGCATCAATACAATATACTGGGGATGGTACGCTATGGAGAATTATTATTAGTGATGTTGGATATGGATATTCCGCAACTCCAACTGTATCGCACGGAGACATTCTTGCGTATTTGCCAATCTTAAAAACTGGTTTTACAACAAATTATGGAGATGTAAATTCAATAGTATCTGATGTTAGCGATGTTACTGGAAACAATAATGCTCGTTTTGGTCTTGTTGCCCTAGCTACTGTTTCAACTTTTTCTGAAACTGCAACAAAAATTAACCTTGGCGGTCTTAAAATTGGATTTAATCCTAATGGAACTTTTCCAGATAATCATAAATGGATTACTGGTGGGATAAGCCAAAATGGGGACAATACATTTCGATATGTATATGCCACAAGGAATGGCAAGACATATTCAACAGACCCTAGAATTGCAAAAGCACAACAGTCTGCTCTAGTTGAGGGTGGGGCTAAATTGTATAATGATATTGGCGTTGTTGTTACCGGCTCACAATATGACCCAAAATATCAAAGGGCGGTTTTAATAAGTGAATTTAATGGCACACAAGCCCCCGGTTTGTCTGCACAGATAAATGGAGTTACTATTGTCGGAAGAAGAAATCTTGCAAGTATAAATACTAATGCAAATGCTATTTCTAATTTTCCAAACCCACAACACGATAAATTTGCTGGGAAAAGTGCTTTGGTTGCTATTGTCCCAAAAGATAGAAGCATTATTCCAACCAGATATGCAGTTATGGAAATTTTTATTCCAAGAAGAGATACATCTTATATAGTTTCCGCATTGGATTTAGGAAATAATGGTGTATCTTTTAGTTATTCAGATTTTGGTGGAGGAAGATATACACCAGAATTTAGGGTCTTGGATGCTGGTGCTGGATATCCAGCAACATATACAAAAAATTATGACCTAGTTGAGCTTGGTGCATTGACTAGCGACCCAGTTATTTTTGAATTTAGCGGAACTACTGTTTATACTATGCCATCGACTCTTGCTGATGGCTTTATTGATACGGCTTTCTCTGTCCCAGCAAGTATCGCAACCCGACCCGGCCCAGCCGCCGTACAATATCTATTGGGTGGCGGGGGTATTGGATACACCAGAAGCACAAATATTGCATTCCAAAGCGTTCAAACCTTGGGATTGGTTCGATCTGCTGGCCTGAGTAATGTTCCCGCATCATATTCAGATGGGACATATAGCTGTTCGGTACAAGCCCCTGCGTCTGGAACGCCAGCACAAATAAATTTAGTTGTAGATAGAAATGGAAGCAGGTCGCAAGTTGTAGTAGTAAATGGTGGTAGCGGATATACTTCTGCCCCTATTGTTACCGCACCAGCACCAAACTTTATTAGTGGACAAGTTAAAAGTGTTTCTGTTTTGACTCAGCCTCAAGGATATTCAATAGATCAACAATTCTACCTTTCAATTCCAACCAGTCCTATTGATGGCGGGCAAGCCTCAATATTATTTACGCAATCTAGCTCTGGTTCTGTAAATGTAATTATTGAAAATCCCGGCTTCGGCTATCAAACCACACAAGTTGCAACTGCACCAGACCCAGACAGAAGGCTTGAGTCTGGATTTTTAAGAACACTTGAATTGCAAAATAGCCCTAATGGATACATAGTTGGGCAATCTTACTCGTTACAAATTGGACAAAGCCCTCAAGCTGGCGGGAATGCTGTTGCCAACATTATCAAAGAATCAGAATCTAAATATACATTCCAGATACTTAATGCTGGTGCTGGTTATGTCTCTGCACCCATTGTGACAGCACCGAGTCCAGACGCTCCCAACGGACTGCTTTCGTCAGTAGCAGTAACAACTTTGGGTGCTGGATATGCACCGGGAACATACGAGGCCACAGTAGGCACAGCACCCTCTGGGGGGCAGACAGCAAAAGTTAATTATATTGTTGATGAGAATTTAAGTGGTGAATATGTGGTTGTCGAGAGTGGAAAGGGATATATTTCAGCACCATCTATTTCTGTCCCAACGCCAGCGGGGGCTGTCATTTCCTCTATTTCCATCACTTGTGCTGGCTCTTATTATACTAGCGATAATTATAGTGCAACAATACAAGATGCCGCTGGTTCTGGTGCTAGACTAGATGTTCCGACAATACAGAATGGGCAGTTGCAAAATATCAATGTTTTGAATAAGGGTTATGGCTTTACAGATAACCCAGCGATTGTTTTCCCAAAACCCCCTATCCCACAAACCCCACAGTTACAAAGAAATCAGCTAGACTTAACCTTTAACATCACAACAGCCTCGGCCAATGCCATCCTATCGACAGCAACCCAAAGAGACATTCTTATGGAGGTCTACGAGACAGACGGAACAAACGAGCAAGTTGTGGCACAAGCTACTGTAAGTCTTGCCAAACGAGTTTTAGAATAACTCTTGGGCTAATGCCCTAGCGAAATCCTATGGGGAAAGTTCTTCACGCTAGTGGTAGTGGATACTTCCCATTTTGCTTGGACAAGGGAGAGCCGGAACAAAGCGGAATAGATACCGAATACCCAATATCACTTCCACTTAAACAATATATGTCTTGGTGGTGGAGAGTCAAAACTTGGAGGGTTACAGGAAGCTCGCAAGGGAATCAAACAGCAACAATAGATGGCTATAATAGATATTCAAATTCTGTAACGATTGACTTACTTCAAGACGCTTATTGGACAAATTCAATCGCCGCAGAGGAAAATTTGGTATGCCAAGGCACAAGAACATTATTGTTTGGATTCACTTCATTTGTGAATGAGGATTCTGGCTCTGGCCCATTCCAATATTACAGCAATAATCCTTCATACATAACTTTTTTCCCATCTGGATATTTGAATGGAAATACAATTTATCCAAGGATAGTTATTGATGGTTGGTATAATACTTATGCTGGTGATATTAAAGTTCAAGAACAAGTCGACCCCTATTCGTTTTTAATCATAGATGGCATCACAATTCCTTGTCATATTCGATGGTTTCCGGGCTGGGCATATGCTTCAAACTGGTCTTGGTCTGGTAGTCAGTCATTTCAAATTAACCCAGCAACCTATTGGCCTTATGAATAGCCTTTGACACTCACCCCTTCTTATGAACCAAATCTTAGCCTTCGTTCAGTCTCAAGATGTGTTTGCTTGGGTGGGTGCTTTGGTTGCCCT